TTTCAGTTCGTTCAACTCTCTCTCTACCTGTATAAGCCTTTTCAAGATTGGCTTTAGCTTCCGTCTCTCCGCTTCGTACATCAACTTGTAGTAGTTTGCACTTCGCTTCGCCTCTTCGACCTCGATCTGCTCTTTACTGGCAAACCGGCCGGCATGATCTCTCAGATATGAGCGATCTTTGATTGCTGGTTCCGGGAAGAATGATAATTGTCCGTCCATGGTTGTTTAAAATGATTTCTCACGATTGAATAAATTGGCCACCAGGTCAACGATATTCTCAGGGATCTGCTCTGTACTTCCAGTGATGGCTGCCGCAATTCCTTTCTTATCCTGTATGATCTGATACACCTTTTCATCGATAGTGTTTCGGCCAAGAAAATAGTAGCATGTGACACTATCTTTCTGGCCAATGCGGTGGCATCTGTCTTCACATTGTACACAATCGGCATACGTCCAGGGGAACTCAATGAAGGCCACATTGGATGCAGCAGTAAGCGTCAGGCCGACACCGGCAGCACGAATGGAACAGATGATGATATCCGTTTTCGGGTTGTTCTGAAAGCTGTCAATTGCAGCTTGTTTCTCTGCTTGGTTCTCCCGGCCGGTAACTGATACTGCTGATGGAAATGCTTTTTTCAACCCATCTACAATCTCATGAAGTGAGCAGAAAAGAACAATCTTCTGGCCCTGCTCCCGGAAGTCATTCACGAACTCAACCACCTCTTTCAATTTGCCTTTTGCTGATATCTGCCGGAGAATGCTTATACGGACCATCACTTCTCCTCTCAATGCTTTCTGTATCTTTTCGTCGGTTGCATCCTTGTACTTGATCAGGTAGTTGATCAGGTCATCCTCCGCATCCTGGTACTCTTTCCGGTTGGTGATCTCGCAGATCAGGGTTTGGCGTGTTTTATCGGGTAGGTCCTTCAATACACTTTTCTTCTCACGCCTGAACATAGATGTGTCCCAGAGTTTGAAGTTCAACTCCTTCAAGTTCGATGCTTCATTGGGTCCGCTGCAATAGCGCTGCACGAAGTTCTTGTAACCTCCAAAATCATCCATCCGGCCGAGGATTGAGAGCTGGGCGACCAGATCCTTCGGCTTGTTTACAACCGGGGTACCGGTAAGCTGGATAATCCATTCTTTCCCGGCACAGATACCTTTTGTAAACTTTGACTGCTGTGTCGCTGATGACTTCACGCGGTGTGACTCATCAATTATCACCGACTTGAAAAGGTTGATTGTCTGCTTGAATTCAACATCTTTTAGGGTGAACCTTGCCGATTTCTTTATCCGGTGAACGAAGTACTTTTTCAGTGATTCATAGTTGACAATAAACACCTGATTCAATCCGGTTTGCCAGAAGAATGGCCAGCTGTCGCGAACACTATCTGAGAGCACCATGGCCTTTTTATCGGTGAATTTATTCCACTCACGCTCCCAGTTGATTTTGAGTGATGCCGGGCAGATGACAAGGCACGGGAATGCATTTGCCAAATTGATTGTTGCTATTGCCTGCATGCTCTTTCCTAGGCCCGGTTCATCAGTGTTCATGAATCGTTTCAACTCCAGACCCCTTTGGATCCCCTCCAATTGGTATGGATAAGGTTCTATCTTCAGGTTGTGTGGTCCTTCGAGCGGTTTTAGCTCTGGTAGTTCAAAAACATGACCCTCGTCGGTTACTTCACTTCCATTCCCGCCCCAGGATACAGGTTCGAATTTCTGAACGTAGTTGACAAAGCGATCTAGTTCTTGCTTTGATGCTGCAGGAATAGTCCATTCTTTTGTCTTACCGTCAAATCTTCTTCCCGATATCCTTTTCACACCATCGACGAGCGATGGGCGATAGCGAAAACTTATTCTGAAATAACCGCGAGGATCTTCTGTAATTGTCATAACGAAGTCAATTAAGCATATGGTTCAAATGTTGCATCTACAATTTCAGCTGAAAGCTCTTTCTTTTTCCGGCCCTTCTTTTTCGGCTTTTCTTCGGCTGCATTGATGAAAGCTTCTTCAGGAGCATCGAAATCAAAATTAAGCTGCTTAATACCCCATTTGTCATGAAAGACATATTGCTCTACTTCGTGATCACACGATGCAATGTCAGCATACAGCTCACCTGCAAACTCATAGGTTTCGGCATCTTCAAACTGAGTGAATGGCGCAATCAGGTTGAGCACCTTGCCAGACTTCAATAATTTCTGCGCAATGATGGTCACGCCGGCTGATTCATCGCTCCCACCATGTGTGTAACCTGTTACTACATAGTTATTGATAATCTCTTCGTCATAATCGAAGATGCCTTGCGCTCTTACTAGATCAGCCTCTGGCTGTTCACAGATGCACACAACATGTGCTCTGAGCCGATCGAATGCTTTTTTCAGATCCGCATGAACGATCTGAGCGCACTTCTTTTCAATCGTGTTCGAGTAATTCTCTTCTGAGAAATGCTCCTCGTAAACTACTTCGAGCTTCGAGTCCTTGATTTTTGCTTTTTGAATTGTGTTTTTTGCTGTCTCCATTTATCTACTTATTAAAAGGGGTTATCATCATCGTCGTAAAGTGCAGATTCATCGTTACTGGATGAAGCCAACTTCAAAATATCATCCTTCATCATTTGAGATAATGCCCAAGGTATGACTGGTGATACATTCAGGTTTTCCGCTACTGCTTTGGCCACTTCTTCCTGTACCGGATTAATGGCGTATATTGCACCAGCAGAAAGAATTCGAGTGAATTCTTTGTTCTGTGATGTAGCAGGAACATCCACTCTCAGCATGTTTACACCTGCTACATTCTGTTCAGTACAACGACCCGCAATACGGTTGTGTCCGAAGAGTTCAACAATGCACCAGAGATCAAATTTTGCTTCCATCAGATCGCCTCCTTTTTTACGAACCGTCCTCTTTCATCTCTCTCCGGCACCATTTGCTGATACATCTCTACTGCTTTGCGCAGTGAGTCTGCCTGAAGCTTTGCTTCGTTTGCCGTAACCTGCAGTTGCTGGTTTTCGTCTGATAATCCCCTTACTTGTGCTTCCAGGGATTGAATCCTTCTTTTGAGTTTTTTTGTGAACATAATTTTGAAATTTAAAAACTTGAGTTTTGATAATTTGACGAATATTTCATCTCTTCTTTTGCCTTACTGATCAATGTGCGGCACCAGTCAAGCTGATGGGTTGCCGTCCTGTTTACTCTCTCACACCAGTCAACCATATACTGCTCCTCTTTGCAAAGTGATTTTATGATTTGATTGATGGCGGTGGTAGATGTCCTTGATTCCTTCCCGGCCTGCTTGAGGACGTCGAATACTTCGTCCTTCATCTTATGATTAAGGTGGTACTTTGCATCAGCGAGGAGCTTTCCGGATCTTGCAATATAAACTGCCAGATCATTGCCTCTCTGTGCTACTTCTTCGATTTGTTCACTACAGGTGATATTCAGGAATGCATCGATCATTCTCAGTTCATCGAGGATTTGCTCTTGTGGTGCGATATTTAGATTCATTATCTTATGCTATTAATTGCCAATACTTGAATGCCAGGTCGAGGTATTTCTCTTTACCACGTTCATACGTTGCATCACCCCGTTGAATAAAATATTTGAAGACCTTGCAATTCTTCTTCGAAATTGCATAGATGAAATCCCGGTCACTCCCAACGACATCCATGTACCAGGCTCTTGAACGGTCCCAGTCGAAGAAATCCACTGCATCCTCGAACTCCTTTTGCGATGCTGCAGCAGTGCTTTTTAGATCGCCACCGAAGCGCATGACGTTAAGGTACCAGTCCCATTTACATCGTGTGTCGAGAGTGAATTCAAAGCCGCAGTAATCGAATACCTGCCCTCTCCGGATGCTGACCTTCTGTGTGTCTGAAAACTTCAGTACATTCTCTAGAAACTTGTCCTTCCGTGATTCCGCGAGTAGTGATTTGCGCATCTCATCCGCGAGCTTGAAATCCTCTTCCATATACTGCACGTCTCCAACAGTAAGCTGATAGAAATCAACACGGTGCGGTTCAGTAATCATCGCATCGATAAGTGACCCGAACTTGAAGGCTTTCTCCTTATCCCCGTACTGTGTACGGGGATAAAGGAGATTCTTCAATTCTGTCAAGTCCGAGTTGCTTACTTCGTTACGACTGTAATACGGATCCATATTCGAGTTCTTTTTCTGCGATGTAGTCAGATACCTCTTGCGCTGGCTTGAAGTTCCAGGAGCGCTCCATGAGCCATTTCACCCATTTCAATCCTCTTTCACCTGAATCAATGATTTGTTGTACTGACTTTGGATTTTCCCGGTAAATTCCGAAATCGATTCGTGTGGATAGAAAGACCTTTCTTTTGTTGTAATCGCTTGCCATGTTACTTCGCTTTTACATCGTCAACATACTCAACGAATGCAGAATAAATGAATTCTTTATCCTTATTCGCTTTCTTCTCACAGAATGTGATCATCTTCTTGTGAATTTTTTCAAGCTCTGAAATCGAAAGAGACGCTCCTTCACCGACAAACCACATCTGATACAAATCCAAAAAGCCCTTGGGATTGTTCACTGTGATTTTCTTTGTCACCTTTGCTGTTGATATGGTCGTAGGAGCTGCAGCTGCGGTTTGATTGAATGATGCGAAGATCTCGGCTTGGGAAGCCTGGGCTTCCAGCCGCAATTTCTCTTCCTGCTCACGCTTTCTGCGATCTTCTTCACGCTTCTTTTCTTCCTCTGCCTGACGATCCCTTGCAGCAGCTTCAGCACGTGCAGCAGCTTCAGCATCTTGCTTTCTCAATTCAGCAATACGTTCGAGATCCTTGCGTTTTGATGGGAGCCGGATAACAAGATCATCTTTCATCGCCTGAATATCATCACGGAACTTTTGCGTGAATTGAGCCATAATTGGGCGGGCCACTTCATTCTTGATAGAGTTGATAGACTCCTGATCGAGGTACACAAAGCGGAACGTGTCGCGAAATGACTTGAAGTGTTCCTTCGCGTCGTAACTGGTTGAGAAATTGGTTATCTTCTGAGCCTGTTCGTCAAAGTTGGAAAGGTTGAGGCCGGCAAAGAGGTTATCAAGCTCAATCGCTTTTTCTTCGAAGTAGGATGAATAATGCTTCTGCATTGAGAGCGTGAGGTCTGCGCGATATTCGCTCTTCTCTGTTTCTGCTGCCTGTCGCTTCCTTTCAGCTTCTTCCCGGGCCTTTTGTTCTGCCAGCTTCTGAGCGGCATACTTGTCACGGAATGATTGCAATTTGAATGCAACCGTATCCTTGTTGGTCGGGTTGATATCATTTTCAAGCGTTGTAAACTCTTTAGCAATCCGGGTGAGAAGCTGCGTGAGAGGTGAACGGCGTTTGTTCATATTATTGAGTGTGATCTTCGTTTTGTTGATGTAGTCTGCCACCTTGGCATCAAGCTCATCATTGCTGATCTCTCCGTTCGCCTCAATAGTGTCAAGAAGTGTTTTGCCGGCATCATTGCACCGAGCAACTGAAGACTGATTCTTTGAGAGGATATCAGGTGCCGATTGAATGATGCTTGTAAATTCTTCGACTTTTATAGGAAGATTTGCTGTTTGGGCTGTTTCTGTTGTCATGATTGGTTTGTAATTTAAATAGTTATAAATGATTGAAAGATGGGAGGAAGGGTTAGAACCCTTCCTCTTCGTCTGATTCAGACACGACCGATTGAACTACCTTCTGTTGATCATCCACCTGGGGTTCGTCAAAGCCATTGTCAATAACAGTGGCCTCGGTATCTTCCACGCCGTAATCAATTACCGGATCAGGCTCTTCCACAGACTGCATCTGCGTGAACTTTCCGATACGAACTTTCGGGTACGCATCAAATGCGTGCTTGATCATCTTGTTCTCAAGGAAACCTGGGTCGATCTGGCCTCCATTCGATGAATACAATTCATTTGCATTGCCTACTACTCTTTTACGAGCTGTACTATCCCAATAGCTATTGGATCTTGCAGAGTATCCTGCAAGACGCTCTATGTCTCCTTCTAGGAGCCACTGGTAGTCTTCAGATCCATCGTTGCGTACGATACGTATGAAAGCGCCAATGATCTTATTTGATTTGCGAGGGATTGAAGCTGCATAGGTGATCTTCTTCACACCATGGTCAAGGCTGATAGAGAATGTGTCACCTTCATACACTACAACCGGGTTGTCAGCGTACTTGATCTGACCAGCTCGCATGCGCATTAATAATTCACCGTAACCGGTAACTGACACAGATGCGCGTTTCTCGTATATATCTTTTCCGTACTGATCTTTGTGGCCTGTTTTTGAATTGCGAGGGATCATATAGCAATGTGGCCGACCGGTCGGATCCAATGAAAGCCCATTGACTGCCATGTCGAGGAAGCAGCCGTACAATGACATCTTACTGCACTCTTGCAATGAAGGGTTCTCCTGAAGTACCTTTTGGAAATTGAATACTTCTTTGTGGTACATCTGTTCGCCAATGTCAGTGCCATGGATAGAATTGTACATCTGTACGAACTTCTGCTGAACTTTTGAGTCTTCCACCAGCTCCATTGGGGCGAGCTTGTTCAACTCTTCTACTTTAACTTGGATTGCTGTACTCATGATTGTATCTGGTTTTAAAAGATTATTTTAATAGCGATTGAGACGAAATAGATCAGTGCTGCGATGGCAACCACTTTTGTGACTATATCTGATGTTTTGCCGAAAAGGATATCTTCAAGCTTTTTCATGATAAGTGGTTTAAAATCCTTCTTCTTCCGGTTCTTGGACCTTTGTTACGATAGAAGATTCATCACTAAGCATTTTAATAGCGCCGTAGCCTCTTTCCTCTATCTTTTCTTTGAAAAGTTCTCCTGTCCCGTATGAAAATGACTGGTACGCTTCATCCTCAATAGTGACAACCTGCAGTAACTTGCCATTGTAGTCAGGGCTTTCGATAAGATCACCTACTTTAACATCAAGGGTTGTGTTGAATGAATACCTGCGCCCCATTGGGGTCTCTTGAGATTTCTGTGTGAAAATTGCTTTGATAGTTTTCATTTTGCCGTCTGTTTTAATAGTTATAATTTTACTGATTTGAGTTTCTTGCAAACTGCGATCTCTTCACCGCATTCCTTTGCGATTGCTTTTGCTCTTCTTTCTGCCGTCCTCCTGTTCTTATACTCTGCAAGGACAATGTTCCCGGATCCATTCCGGATGTCTACGATGAAATATTTAAATGTTTTTTCCATGTTCAAAAATCTTGCTTGTCGGTACTGAGTTTTTGATATCAAGCATTCTACTTGCTGTCTCTAATTCACTTCTCTTGAAGTACACCTTTGCCTTTTTAGGATTTCCCGTCGGGTAACCAACGATCCACCTTTTCTTGCGCCATTCATCAATCAATCGTCGCCCATATTTTTTTCTGGCTTGCGCTTCTGTAACCACCTCGGAAGTAAGCCCAAGCTGGTTGAGAGTATTCACCACACCGATCTCGATTGATTTTGCTACTATTGTTTCGATTATTCTGTCTTCCACAACTGTTATTGTTAAGTATTATAGCGAGTTGGATTTTTGAATTATGATTAACACCCTGGCAACGCTTTGCCGGGCTGTCGTTGAAGTCGATTAATCGTTAAATAGATGATTGTTCTTCGCGTACAAGAAAAATTCCGCGAGAGACTTAGTGTTTGTCCGTTTGAATACATTTCGCTTATGAGTACGAACCGTTTCAGCTGATATGCACATTTTATCGGAGATTTGCTCAGCATTCATGTTCGTATAGTAGTACTGCATCACCTCCAGTTCACGCTCGGAAAGTTTCGAGTTGAATTTGGGCCGGCAGACAATGCCATCAAGCTTACAGTCACCACATCCCCTAAGTGGGCAGTCAACCTCTTCGAAATTGAAGAACCCAAACTGGTCGATATCGATTATACTGTCGTACCTCCCCCAGTTGCAGCGTATGAATCTGCTCACAATAGAAAATTCATAGTATGGCACATTGAAGCGCCGACATTCATATTCGCGTGAGAGCGCTGAAAGTGCTTCAGGATAAAAATCGCCAATGCGCATTATTATCTCTGAAATAAACTGACGATCTTTTTGGGTGAGCTCATGCACTCCATTTTCATCATGAATCATGATCCCACCATTTGGCGTGATATAAAATTCTTTGTTGATCATTTTGTTTCAGGGAATAAGATTTCAGGACGTGAATTCATGAACTTTGCAATCTTCTCACGAACATAAGGAGGAGGGGTGTTAATCCCAAGGCACCAGGTTCGTACCGTTTCCGGGTTTCTCCCAGTGATCCCCGCGATTTCGTTCAGGAAGTCATCTTTTGGTTTCGCAATAATGGCTCGAGTAGCGTTCGGGAGATTTTCGTAATACCTTGTCAAAGGTATTTTACCCAAATCATGGTTTACAATCTTTGATTTTTGATTTTTTTTACTCATCTTTGTTCAAGTTTTAATAGTTATTGAAAAGAGGGTGGCCATCTTAGATTGCCGTCCGGGATACCACCCTCTTATTTTTAGTGTATGTCTCAGTTAATATCACCTCAATATCGGGTGTTATGAACTTTGATTCGGTAAAGATATACTATAAGTTTCTATACAGCAACTAAAAGTTTCTATTTTTACCGTTAAAAATATATAAAATGATTGATCTCTCTAAAATAGAGATACTCGCAAAGGAGAAAAATATCTCCTTAAAGTCGCTTGCAGAGAAGGCTGGAATTACATACCAGGCATTGAATAAATTAATGCGAAATAACTCAACCAAAGTAGAAACTTTGATTTCTATATCAGATGCACTTGGAGTGTCTCCCTCATATTTTTTTGGAATTGAGAAAACGCAAATGATAATTAGCCCGGCAGCTGCTGACTATTTAAGAGAGAAAGACAGAAGAATTGAAGAACTAGTTGCAGAGAATGAGAGATTAAGATGCGAACTTGATGTTCAAAAAAAAGAAGCTGCCCGCCAGGGAGGGGATGTCGGATGTGCCGATGTCGTATAGTATTTACAATGAAACATCCATTATATTAGTGGGCGCAGAATAAAACAGTTTATGTTCATTCTTAAATTCAAGAGATCATCTTCTAAAAACTATCCACTCGCGGAGAAGTTGGCTGGGGTATTTGATAACCATTTATTTTCGAATGACACTCATTCAGTCCGGATCACAGTGAAAGAATTATTCGAGAAATGGGATTACTTCAACCTGCTTTTTTGGAAAACACAAGGGTGGGTAGGTAGTTCATTCGGGTATGATGATTATAATCTCCTGTCATTAGAAGATCGCAAAAGACTATTCTATTCTCTTCAATCCGCCCATTCGATGTGGGTAGGATTAAGTACTGACTATTTGAAAAAGCTGGCTCCTGTGTATTTTGACGAATCACTGGATGAAAAGATTCGGGGTATGATATTCAATGAAAGAGATATTGACACGCTGCTGGATCTGCTCAATTCAGAGAAGACAAAAAAGGATTTTATTGATCAATTTGGTTCCATAAATAAAAAGTTATGAAAAAATTATTATGTATCCTTGGATTTATTCCTATCATCTTATCATGTGAGAAAGATGATGGCTTGAACGAACACGACCTGATTGTCAACGTGTCGTATAAATACAGCGAAAGTCCTGATTTCAAGCCCAGATTTGCTGATAATTCAATTGTAATGATCTTTCTCGATGAGGGAAAGCAGATTGATTATGAAAATACATCTCCACTATATGACAAGGCCATTAAGTTTACAGATGGTACAAAGTCCCATTCCTATGAATACATCTCAAATAATCTGACCGGTATTAATACGTTCGGGACTATTCCGAATGGGAATTATATCCTTGCAGCTGTTTACAAGCCGTATGATTTTATTACGTACTATTCGATAAAGAAAATAACTATCTCAAAAGATGATCCTTCATTATTAATCCATGATGTTACATTGGATATTGATAAGGGATTGGGATATCAACCTTGGAGTAAAGATTGACGATGGAATACAAGGATAAAATTATCGCTCTTCAGAGAAAAAAGATCGAAGAGATGAGTAAAAAAATCAGTGCTCAAGAGCAAGAAATTGCACTTTTAAAGCATGAGAAAAGAGGTGGGAAAGAGGTGAAAAAACAGCACTCTCTTTGAACTATCTTTGGGAAATGAAATCCAGCTCGCATAAAGCGCACATATACAGGCAATAAAGAGGTGCATTTCCCTGCCTGTCACGCAGGGGGTCGCGGGTTCGAGTCCCGTCCATACCGCAAAATAGATGAGAAGGAGAGAGTTGCAACTTATTGTTGTGACTCTTTTTTTCGTTTTAGTTGAAACAAATCTT